TAAAGTAACTGTACCACCACCAGCTCCACTAAGAGCTCCAGCAGCATTAATGGTAATAGCAGAATTAGCTACGGCTGTATTATTTCCAGTACCAATACCAGTAATATTGTTACCACTAATGGTAATAGCAGAATTAGCTACTATAGTACCACCACCAGTTCCTACACCATTGATAGCACCTGTATTAGTATCTATTGTAGTATGGTTAGCATTAATAGCTCCAGTAAAACCAATACCAGTTAAAGTAACTGTACCACCACCAGCTCCACTAAGAGCTCCAGCAGCATTAATGGTAATAGCAGAATTAGCTACGGCTGTATTATTTCCAGTACCAATACCAGTAATATTGTTACCACTAATGGTAATACTGCTATTCTGTAACTGGCTAATATTGATGATATTAGTTTGAGCTACTATTGTGCCATTTAATGTAATATTAGTACCATTATAAGTAATATTATTGGTAGAATTACCTAGAGCAAATGTTCCACCAGAATTTATCAGTGCCCCACTTCCGGTCATTGTTGTTCCGCTAATTGCAGGAGTGCTTCCTACAATTAATGTTCCTAATAAAGAACTACCAGCGGTTATAGTTCCAGTAAATGTAGCATCTCCGGTTGTAGCATCTAATGCTATTTTATGATTTTTTATGGCGTTAGCGGTATCAGCATATTTTCCCATAAATATGCCACCAGGACCAACAAATAAATACGTACGTGGAACTCCACTAGTATTTGCTGCTGCTATAGGCCAATTAGCATTAGTAAAATCGGCGGTTAATACATCTTGATGACAAGCTACAATTTTTGTACTAGCATTTGGTCCTACTAATAATTGATATGTTGCTCCTTGTCCTGCTAATATATTTGTTACACCGGAAGTTAGTTTTGTTTGAAGTGTAGTATCAAAGTTTGTTGTAGCTAATGCATTTGCTGCTTGATTTTTGATAGTAGTAATACTAGTGCCACCAGAACTATCTATTGTAGCAGAACCAATAATAACACTACCTGCCAGTAAAGTTCCTTTTACATAAGCACTCTGTACATAAATACTACCTTCGGTTTTATTTAAATAGTAGCCACTAGTAGCACCTACACCAAAATCGCCGCTAGTAGGAGGATTACTACCATTCCAATTATCACTTTTAATATCTTGAAATACGCTGGCAGCTACTGGTGATGACCAAACGGTTGCATAACCAGCAATTGTAGTACCTTCATATGTTATTGACGTAGAATTAGGATTAAATCTGCCAAATATATACCATAATATTTCACCTACTGATACACTTGGTACTGTTGTAGACCAATTAGTAGGTGCTGCCGGAGTGTTAGCACTTCCTAAAGTAGGATTCGGGCTAACACTAGGAGTAGCACTGGTTTGAGGTTGGACTAAATAAGCAGTAAGACTCCGAATACCTTCTAGTCCTTGTCCTGCTGCACTATCAGTAGTAGCTGTTAATTGACTAGATATGTCATAAACATCTGGATCAATACTACTTATCAGAGCATATTTTACATAATAAGTAGTATTATTTGCTAGCGATTGACTAGAATCATTAAGTGGACCACTTATTGTAATATTTAATCCTGTACCGTCAAAAGCAAGAGTTCCCTGTCCTGGAGGAGTAAACCCAGATGTAGTACTGTACCATACTTTTACAGCTATTAAATCATCACGAATATCACTAGTTCTAATAGTATCATATGGAGTATCTATGACTAATTTTAAACTTTTCAATCCTGAATATAGTCTTGCCGCCATATTACTTTCCTATTTAATTGTAGCAATAATTATAGAGCCCACTGTACTACTAGAACTATAGTTATCGTTTTTATCAATTGCTCTACAAGCTATTCTATAGTTAATTCCTGCACTTGATATTCTAGGGGCGGAGAATTCTTTTAAGTTAAAAACACCTGCAACAGTATTTTTAGTTGTTTTTATTCCATAGTTAGTCACATCTAAGTTCCAAAAATCTCCACTGCCACTATCTTTATAAAGTCTAAACTCGTATTCTTTAAAACTAGGGTCAGTATTGTTTAATACGCCGCCTATAGCAGTACTGGTTAATGTTTGAGATTTGTCTACCTGCCAACTGCTTCCGCTGCCACTAACTATATAAGTATTTGGCAATATTCCGGTTGCAATTAAGAACATTCCTATTTTAGGAGTGCCGCTAGATAAATTACCTATAGTCAAAGTTGTATCGCTAATACTAGAATTATTGCTAGTAAAATTTGTATTTGGCAATACAATTATATAGTGATTAGCTAAGTCTACAGTTAATTCTGGAGAGCTAAGTAATGTGGTACTTTTTCCTTCAATAGATATAAATTTTATATCACTCCACGGACCGACTACGCTACCAATACTATTAGTATATCTTAATCTTACTTTATAAACTTGTCCAGTTATTAATCCATTAATAGTTATTGAACTTTGTTCTTTTGGTACAATATAAGTTTGATTAATACCAACTATATCAAAATTACTATTTGCAGCTACTATCTCTAATTGTACTTTTTCTGCTTGAATACTTACTTCTTCTGGGTTTGCAAAACTTATTATTGTAACATTTTGATAATTACCTGGAGAAATTTGTTCACTTAATCCAGTATTACTAATTGAACTTACAAATATAGGTGCTTTTGTAACTGTATTTTTAACTATAGCATTATTCGTTTGAGTAATATTGCTGTTGTACGCAGGTAATTGAGTATTTGCATCTGATAAATCTAAGGAATATATACTAGGTGAATAATCTACAAGAGTTAGCCGTGCACTTAAGTTAGAACTAGGCTCTATCCCTAATACAATTAATTCCTGTGTTTCTTTATTTGTTTCACCAATCATATATAAATTATCTGCTTCGACTCCTAAACTGGTTAAACTTTCGTTACCAGCAAGATCTGAAATACTAATATTTGTATAATAACCTGTATTTACAGCCGTTAAAGTTTTAAGGACAAAACCTGTACCAGCAGTTGTAGTAAGATTATTAGTGCGTATACGAATTTTATAAGTTTTTGCGCTTTCTAGGTATATTTCATCGGATAGTACGATATTAGCACCATTAAAAGACTTTATTCTGCCTGTACCAGAACCCCATAATGGTACATCATGTGATACTCGTACTAAATCTCCACGGGTGCAAACTAAATATTCAAAATCTACATTTATAGTATAAGTTTCGGGCCGTAACTTTAGTTGTGCAAAATGAAAACGTGCTAAATATTTTGCTTGTGTTGCATTAGTTACACCAGGTAAGTTTAATTCTTCTATTAATTCTACAGTGCTTTCAGTTTTATCAAAGTTACAAACGATAAGCTCATCTTGTTGATAAGATTTTTCTTCATTTACAAAACTAATTCTAAAAGCATCTGGTATACGTGGTAAAGTTTTTGTACTCTCAAAACCCCAGCTATTATGTGGTGTAAAATGTTGCACTACATGATTGCGTGCTGTTTCTATTACAACGCTCCACTTACCATCAATATATGTTGGGCTAGCCATACCTGCCGCACAAATATCTCGTAATACATCCATTACACTTCTAGTATCACTAATTACTGCATTATAGGTTAGTTTAGGTCTTGTACCAACTCCGTTGCAAAATGTATGCCAAATTTTAATAGTATCTAAGTCTATTTCTGTATTTGCGTTGGTTATTCTATAAGGTTTAGGTATCGCAGGATGTGTTAATACATATATAAATAGAGCTGCAGGATTATTTATTATTCTATTTGGTTCATACTTTTCTGTAACACTATCCCAATCCCAGCCAATTGTTTCTACAATAGCGTTTATGCCATCAATTTGCCCATTTATCTTATTTGAGCTTTGAATTTGCATAGCCGTTTTTGCTAGATAACATCCAGGAGGATTTAACATTGGCTTATTATTACTATAACCTACGCTGTTAATATAAACACATCTGTGGTAGTTTCTATAATCACCTTGTCCGCTAGGTGCTTCTTCTAGACTACTATTTATTCTACGAGCACGTATTTTATAGCTAGAGGCTTGAATAATAAGATTCATACTACCTGTAACATTACTAACTACATTAAATGTTGTAGATAAATCAGGATTAGCACTAATAGTCAGCTTATTATTAGTTATATCTAAAGCTTTTACATAATAATTAGTATTGGTTTGTACTCCACCGAACACTGTACCTTGAAAACGAATTCTGTCACCAACTGTTAATTGTATAAATTCAGTTTCAGAACTACAAGTAAATTTATCGTCTGCGGCAGTTGCTGTTGTTATAGCAACGGTTGCTTGAGCTTTGGCATTTAAATTTTTAAATTCATGTACATAGTTAAAGGCATCTTTTTGTTTTTCAAAAAATCCTGCTGTACCAATAGTAATAATATTTTGCGAACTAGGTGATGAATTTTGACCTACGTTATTAGTAAATGTTATTTTACATGCAATGCCTGCAGCTCCACCAGTATTTGTAGCAGTTAGCTGTAAACTATGCGACCCGCTAGAAATATAGCGTTCTACAACTGCTGAACTACGATGTCCACCTTTAGGATAATTAATTATTAAAGTGTCGTCTAATAAAAGTTGCCCATTATCGTCACTACTAAACTCTAACCTATAAATTCCGCTAGTAGTTAGATTTAATACTTTCGTTTGATCGAAAGTTTGTGCTTGATTTGCAGCAGTTGACCAAACACCATAGGTATTTATAAACTCGCCCCAAATACCACTTTTAATGTTTAATATAGTTTGTGAAACTGGTTCTACATTTAATAGTTGTCTAGTGTTAAATATTTCAGTAGTAGTACCGCTAACATTAGGTTGATTACTAACTAATTCTGTTAATTGTCCACTAGCTATTATTATAGTATCATTAACAGCATCTACTGTGCTAGGATCTACTCCTTGATAATAGCTATTTTCATAAGCAATAGTTAGTCCTGTATACCCTTGATTATTATATGCCGTTAGATGATTTTCGGTTTTAGCACTTTGAATACCGCTACTACCAAAAATAACTAAAGTATATAATTTTATAAAACCATTAGGTATAGTAGGAGTATAAGTAAATGTTTGACTACTGCTTAACAATGCAGAGTAATTAGTCTGAAAATATTTTGTTTGTAGTGTTTGACTTGGATTACTGTTTTCTATATCTGTAGCAGAGCCGCTAAATTTAGCAATTTGCCCGTTTGGACCTAGACAGAAAACATGTTTTCTCCATAATTGTATAGTATCACCATTATCATCAATATAAGCTGCTGAACCTAACACATTTCTATAGTCTGCTTGTAGTTTATATGCAGGACTATTATCAGAACTTGTATTTGTCCATGCTTGATCTTGGATACTATCGCCTAAATAATATTTTTTAAGCTGAACTTCTAGTTGACATGTTGTTGCGCGCGAATCTCCTGAATTTTCACCTTTTGTAATTATTTGGCGCATACCTTCAGGAAAATTAAAAGCTACATCTATACTATTAATTGGATCTGTAAATGTGGCTTCTGTCCAAGGATTCGATAAACTAGGAGTATTTACTAGTTCTACGCTTGTGCTTCCAGCCGCTAGTTGCACGTCTGTGGGATATAATTTTTCAAAAGCTGTTACATCCTCGTTTTCTTTTCCGTATAATGTAATTGGTGTAGGCACTAAATCTGGTAAATTATCTTGATAGTAATCTTCAATCTGATTAGCACCAACAGAAATATCACGAACATTTAATGGGCCAAATCCCCAAACAATAACTTGATTTAATATAGTAGTTGTTGTTTTAGTTTTTATATAGGGAGTTGCACCTAATAAACCTGTATATCTAACTCTGCCTAATACAACCGGTATTGGACCAAATCTATTAATTTGATTGCTACTACCAGTAAATAATCCTAATTGTGTAGGACTACCAGGATCTTTTTGTTCTGGTGGTCTAATAGGTAGTACGGCATTTAATAATGCCATACCAGCAAATTGAATAGCTGCTGCTGTTGCTACAAATGTAAATTGAGCTACGCCTCCAGCAGCAGCAGCAGCTGCGGCAGTTGTACCAAGAAACGCTCCTGCTGCATATGGTGCGGCAATAGCAATAGCAAATGATAGTGCTAACCTTAGACCTTCGCGGCCTTGCGGTATGCTTTTATAGGTAATAGTTTGACCTGGCTCTAGCCTAGTAGTAGACCAGCGATCACGATCAATAATATAACCGTCAATCATTATTATCAATCTGCTTGATATATGTTTGCCTAAATTATATTTATCAATTAAATATTTTGCAAAATCTAGGCAAGTAGTTCCTGCTTGAGCTACCTCTATAATGGTAGTTTGACGTAGTGGATGAGGTCTAGCAATTACTTGAACAGCTGGTTCAGTGCTATAACTATAAATACCTTCTAGTCTACGATTCCATTTGTGGTTTTTTAATGATTCTATAACACTATCTTTGCCATCTCTGCAGTGCAAAAATTCTTGGTTATTTAAATAAATTCCTACATGAGTAGGCTCACCTAGTATATTAAATACACAAACATCCCCTAGTTTAGGGGATGTTGTTAAATTCCAGCTAATTTTTGTATGTTTTATAAAATTTGCTAGATATGGATCATTGGCTCCAGAATACTCATTTATATAACTAGGTAAATCAATATTAAATTCATGTTTATAAAATAGACAAACTAATCCCCAGCAATCAACGCCGTGTTCTGTTCTACCATTCTCTAGATATGATAAGCCAATGTATTTTGTATAATCCATTTAGAAAAGTCCTGGAAAATATCTTGGAGTAAAACTATAGGCTGGAAAAGGTTCTAAGTTATAGTTTATCATATTAAGTTCTAGTCTAATACTTTCACTACTATAATTTGCACTAGTTATATAAAAATTAGGAAACTCTGCTTCTACGGTATTTGGAGCACTAGCTAATATCAATTTAATATTAGCTAGTGCAGGTTTTGTTAGATGTGTACGAACAAGTGTAATTGCTTCTTGCGTAACATAATTAATAGTTATACTACATTGCCCAACTCCAGTATCTTGCTCTGGAGGAAGAGTTATTTCCATAGGAATAAAAGAATAGTCCTGATTATTACTAGTAACTCCATATACTATTTCTTGTTCTGTGGTGCTAGCTAATCTACCTGTAAAACCATCTGCTAAATATAAATTATAAGCTCCGCCAGTAGTATCTGGATCAAAAATAGTTAGTAGCATAATTAATTGAGCATCTGTTTCTGACGAAAACATTGCTCTAATAGCGCTAGCACTTAATCTATTTAATCTGCTCATGGTAATATTTCAAAAGTTAGACTAACATTCCAATAATCTGGCGCAAGATATTGGCAACTAAATAATTGTCCCTCTCCTTGCGGTACAATACGTACTTCAACACTAGCATTAGTTCTAGGATGTGTAAAATTAAATCTGCCAACTGTTTTGATGCCGGCAGGATTTTGGTTAGGACTATTATTTATAAATGTTTCTAAGTCAGCAACCTGTGTGCTGGTCATTATAAATTCTACTGGCATAGTATTAGGTACTTTACCACGATAGCGTTGTTTAGCAGGGCCTTTATCAGTTTGACTACGTATAATGCTGGCACCAACTGTTTCTGTGAATCCTTTTTGTGGGGCTTGTGGCAGTGCTACTGGCCAATTTAATACTGCCATATTATCTCCTTGCTACCATAGGTTTAGTTCCGAAACTATTTACAAATGATTGCTGTATATTACTGTTTGGTCTGCTAATTTCACCAGCTACTAAGTCAGCAACAATAACCTCTATGCGACGATTACCACGGCTGTCAGTAGTTTCACGAGTTTCGGCACGAGCTTGAGTAAAGTTATTTACTACTACTTCTACATTACCTTGATTAGCACGAACTCCAAGATTACCTTGACTATCGCGGTTTAGGGGCATAATAGCTTCGGGTCCTGCTTCGCCCATTACGCCTAAACCTTTGGCTGCTTTAAATAGTGTAGGTTGATTTACTATACTATTAGTAAACATTCCGCCACGGGCATAAGCTTCAACACCACGATTAAATGCTGCGCCCATTGCAAATCCGCCTGCATCAACATAAGCGTTGTAAGCAACACCACCGGTATTAGCTGTACTACCGAATATACTTCCTAAAAACTTTAACAAAAATGGTCTACTAGCAGCATAGGCTTCTGTTGCTTGTAGCTTTAGTTCATACCTAGTAATATCAGCTATAAAACTATTAATTACTTCTTTAAAATTTAGCTTACCTGTTTTAGCAAATTCTATTATAGCGTCTGCCATTCCTTCAAACATGCGTTTAAATGAATTACCATAATCTTTAGTTCTAGCATCAAATTTTTCTTGTTCACTTAGTATTTTATTTTGAACTGCCGAATATTCATTAGCTAGCTGTTTAGCCCTATCAATAACCTTTAATTGATCTTCTAAATACTTAATACGCTGTTGAACGCCTGGAGGAGCAATTGTTCCACCCATATCAGAATCTTCAACTTGCGCATTAAGAATAGCTAAATCTGCTTGAATTTGTGCTTGCTTTAGATTTAAACTATTAAGTTTTTCTTGAAGCTGCGATTGTATTTCTAATTGTTTAATACGTATATTTTGTTTATTTATTTCATCTTCTGTTAATACACCCATTTGAGTCCTAAGATCTAAACTTGCGCGCATAAAATCACGTTGTGTACTTTGTGTTTGTTGATTTAATTCAAATAATTGTGTTTCAATATCTAATCTATTTAAATTAGCAGTATTTATTTGTTCAACAATACGCAATTGTTGTTCACGATCAGCAGTAAAACGTCTATTAGCTTCTTCAAGATCTTTGATAAATTGTCTTGTAGATTCTTTGCCAATAACTCTATCAAGTTCTTCTTCTAACGATTTAAGCAACTCTATTTCAAAAGCTGTTGCTTTATTTCTATCAGTATTTATACCTAATTCACCTAAATTAGCTAAATTTTGTTGTTGTTGTGCTATTGCATTTCGTAATCTAGATATATTACTATTAGCTAGATCTTTTGCTTCTGATTCTTTTAATTCGTATAATTGGCGTCTGAAACTTTCGGTAACTGCTGGATTTGCTTCAAATATTTTTTGAAACGTTTCCAGTTCCATCTCTCGTAATTCTATATTATATCTAAGAGCTTCGAGTCTGCGCGTTTCTACTGCTAGAGCTAGATCGGCTTGACGTTTTTGATCTTGCTGAGTTTTGAGAACCTCGCGTTCACCAGTTAACCTATTAATTGAAGCTTGTCTACTTGCTTTTTCACTAGCGCTAACGGCAATATTTTTCAGCGCAGTTTCTTGAGCAATCTTTTTCTCTATTTCAAGTACATCTGCTGCATTTTTAATATCTTGTACAAGCACTTGTAGTTGTTGATTACCACCAGGAGATAACAACCCACTAACTGCTTGTAATTGTTGATTAGCTGTTGTAAGAGTATTATTTAAATCTCTTATTCTAAGATCGAAACTTAGTCCAATATTATCAAAGATTCGCTTAGCCTCTATGTTTTGCTTATCTAAGGTTGCTTTTATGTCTCGGTCTAATTTTTTCTGCAACATATCTACTAGCGGCAAGAACCCAGATCCGCCAGGACGTTTAACTAATTCTTTTAATGCTGATAAAGCTTTACTATCTCCACCTTGAGCTGCCTGCACTAGTCTAGTTGCTTCGTCACGCATTGAAGTAACTGTTTCTCGCTTTTGTTCTAGTGCAGTAATTTTGGGAGCTATTTCTTCTAATTTTCTTAAATTAGTTGGCGAACTTTGTCTTATACTTTCTAACCTACTTAGCTCTAATTGGTCGGTTAAATTCTCCAGAGCAATTCTGTTTAATTCAGTTTTTAATACTAGATCTTCATTTATCTTAGCTAGTTGATTTTCTGTGTTAATAGCCTTAATATCTAGCTGAGCTCTGTAATCAATGCTGGCTTTAGTTTGAGTACCTGTACCAATACTTGCACGAGCTTTTTCTGCTTCAACACGAATTTTTTGTAGTCTTAGATCATATACCTCAAATATTCTATTAATTTGCTCTAGTACAGCACCTTGAATAGCTTTAGCTAATTTTCCTTGTATATCAGCTATCTTGTTTTCTACTTCTGATAATTTACCCTTAGCATAGTCTATTGAATCTACTGCACTCTTTACTTCTTTTTCTAATCGTTTACGAATCGGGTCATTTTCGTATAAACCTTTCATCGCATCTTTCAAACGCTGTACTTCTTGTTCTTGCTTAAATATATTACTAGAGTATTCTTTAGACAAGTTATTTAAACCATCGAATTCATTAGTTAATGTCTTTACTTGAACGGCAAAATCGCCAAAAAATTCTATTCCGCCTTCTTTTGATAATTTATCTAGCGCAGCTCTGGCTGCCGTAGAATCTTTAAATGCTTCTTCTAATGATTGTACACGCTTTAAATTATTCTGTATAAATATACTAAGCGGACTATTATCCTTAACACTATTTGCTAAATTTTGATACGATTGTTGTGTGGCTTTTCCTGCTTCTTCTACACTCTTTGCAAGTGTTTGACTTTTCTTAAGTACATCGTCAGTATCTTTTAAAGTTAAACTTAATACCTTAGAAACGCTTCTGAAATTTTCTTTATCTAGCTTATTAAGAGATTTTTCTATACCTTCTGCACTAAGCTCTACATTTCCTAATATATTTTGTAGTCTACCTTGTAGTTCTTCTCTAATAGCCCCTTCTGGTACTGTTCTAATAGCAGTGGCTATAGCTTCACCTAAGTTTCCTGCTGCAATCTCTTGGCGACTACTTAGACCAGGTAATAAATCTTTGATAGCATCCCAACTTTTATCCCATCTGCTACTAGCTTGTTCGGCTTTTCTAAAAGATTCGGCTACATTACTAATTGCCTCAGTTAAACCACTAAAAGCAGTAATGCTGGCCATAATACTTTCAAAACTAAGCGTGCCCTTGAATTTTTCTATGGTTTGATTTGCAGTTTTTGTATTTTCTTCTAGTACATCAACTGTGCTATTAAATTCACGTACTGACTTAGCATTTGTACTAAATAATGCGTCTAGTCCTAGAAATGCACCAATAATAATTTCTAAATAGAAAAATGCTTTATTAATAGCACTGCCTAAAATTGCAACTGCTCTAGCACTAGCAATCATTACACCCTGAAAAACAGTAGCAAATTTACCTAATCTTCCAAGATCTTGCTCTGCTTGTGCTTTTCCATATAATTCTTTAATACCGCCTGCAAAGCCCTTGCTATCTACATCAGAACTAACTTCACTTAATATACGAAGTTTAGCAGCTTTAGCAGCTGCCTGATCTCTAATCTGTTCACGTTGCCATAACTCAGTTAAAATAGTAGCACGTTTTTGTAAACCTTCTTGTAAGGTTTCGTCTACGTTAGCTAATGCCTGACTGCGCTCTAATACTAACTTTTGTGCATTTGCTACTTTTGTCATTGCAGCTGCAATATTTTGTTTATTAGTAGATTCGCTTTGAGCATATTTAGCACTAGTTTCTTGTAACTTGCTTATGCTTTTTTCATTAGCTACATCTTCTGTCGTAGCCGCACCAAACCATCTACTGCCTGCAATTCGTTTATCCATTCCACTAGTAGCACCAAGTAATTCTTGTTGTGCTGCTTTAAGCTGGCGCTTGGCTTCATTAAGATTTTTCTCGAGTCCAGGAATTCCCAGTGCACGTTCCTGTTTGGCTGCAAAAGCTTCTTGAAAACTTCTATTAATACTGGCTGCTTTTTCTGCTGCATCTTTTGCTGCTACTTCTAGACCGGCACGCCACTGTCCTAAGGCCGGTAGTGCGGTTTTAGTAATCTTAAGCGCTGCTAGAGCAATAGCTCCAGCTATTAATCCTGTATTATCTGCCAGCAACTTAGCTATAGGTGCTACCAGATTATTTACAACTGTTAATATATCTTGTGCTACATTTTTAAGTTGCGCTAGTAGTCTGTCGTATGGGTTACCCTCTTGTGCAATTTCTCCGAATTTATCCCTACCTTCTTTAAGCACAGCATTAGCAAAAGCTTGACGACGTTCAAAATCCGTTAATTGAGCCTCAGTTTTACCTACGCTACGAGCATAATCTTCGGCAGCTTTACCTACTTTGGTAAATAAACCCAATTCGTCTAATAGTTCTGGTTCTAGCTTTGTAATACCTCGTGTAAGACGGCTAACAGCATCGCTCATATTTAAGCCTAGTGCTTGAGCAGCTCCCTTTGCTACTTCTCCTAGCTGCTTAAATTGATCACGTGTCATACCACTGCTCATAGCTTTGGCAGTAGCTTCTGCAGCTTCACGTAAACTAATAGCACCATCACTGGCCGCAGCAAACTGCTTGGCTATGCCGCCCATAGCTGTACCTGTAGCCGCTCCCAGCTGGTCTAGACTACGAATCATCGTATCGGTTTGCATTGCTTCGCGCAATGCGTTAAACGCAGCAGTTACAGCAAAGATATTAGCAGCATAGGTAGCATATAGTCGAACTAGTCCACCTAGTCCACGAGCTTGGTCTGCAAAATCTCTACCACTAGCACCTCCTCCGCCGGCAACTCCACGAGCACGATTATAATCACTGACTTCAGCTCCAGTTATAGGATCTAAACCTGCGCGGCGCATAGCACCTGCACCGGTTTTGGTACCGCGCATTAAATTGTTTGAGCGTTCTAATTGCTCATTAAGTTTCTTAGCATCATTTGTACGAGTTTGTAGAGTTCTACTCTGATCTTGTACGCTAAGATTTATATCTATACGATTACCTGCCATATTAGCTCCAGGTGAATTTTTCTAGCTGCATGTTTTATGCGAGATTACACCAAGTATACCACAAGGGTTGTAAAATGTCAACAGTAAATATTTTGTGCAATAAAAAAGCCCGCTAATGTTGGCTGGCGGGCTTTTGTTCTCGTTTATTAATTAATTGTATTCTAACATTATCAATTAGTTTTATTAATTGTACTATTAGTTTTCTATCTGGAACATCAACTTCCATATAATCTAATATTTCAGTTAAACCTATAAAGCTTTTACCTAAATACAACCCATTAAAGCCTTCCCATTCATCTTTTAACATGCGATAGACGCTTAGTGCTTGCTGTGCTTCTAGTGGAAAATCATCAAAGTCTACTGGTATTTCACTTTCTATTGG